GAAAATCATAAAAAAGTACCGATTTTAGCTTTAAAACAGCTAAAATCGGTACTTTGGCGCGGAAGGAGAGATTTGAACTCTCGCGCGCTTTTTAGACGCCTACTCCCTTAGCAGGGGAGAAAAACCCATTGAAAACACTGGGGAAATTGGCATTTGTAACATATTTTGTAGCATACAGAATTCACTCTGGCGATTCGTTTTGCAACTGATTTACGGCATCGACCATGCCTTTCATGTCCGGGTGTACATACCGTTGGGTAGTCGTTATCTTCGTGTGGCGCATGATTTCCTTGATCGTAAACGGGTCGATATTTTTCATCGCGAGGGCTGTAGCGGTTGTATGGCGGCATGAGTAAGGTGGTAGCTTTTGCACTCCGGCAAGCTCCAAACACTCATAATATCTCTTGTAAAAATTATCTTTGTTTATGCAGCAGATATTTCCGACGCGCGATTTGCTTTCTTCGCATAGTTCATGCAGCACCGGCGCAACGAAATCCGGGAAGACCATAGGCGTTTCCTTCCGCTTCTTTGTCTTTATGCCGCCTCGGACGATCTCATTCTTTTCAAAGTCAATCATATCTTTCTTGAGTTTCAGAAGCTCACCGGGCATCATGCCGGTATAAATCATCGTTAAAATAAACCCAATGAAGTGGTCTTTTGCATACGCTTCCCATAGCTTTTTTACGTCGGCGTCGGTAAACGGTTCCGGCGACTTCTCTTCCAATTCCGGAAGCTTTATGTACTTTGCAAGATTCACGGTTGTTTGCTTTTCTGCGATTGCGAGGTTATAACAGTGGGAGAGGACGGTTTTCATATCTTTCCGCGTGTAATAGGTGCTGGCGTTGCGGTCGATGACAGCCTGTATCTGCGCGATGGTAAGCGCGTCGATCTCACGGTCGGCGATTTCTCTCATGCGCTCGAAAGCCTTTTCCGCCGCTCCCTGACGATCAGCCGATAAGGATAGATAATCCCCACGCAGATATGTTTTGTAGTATTCTCTGAGAGTGGGGATTCGCTGCTCTTCCTTCGGAGGGTTTGCTGCATATTGGAGCGCGGCACGCTTTGACGTAAAGCCTCCCTTTGTCTTCATCTTTTGATGGAGTTTGCCGTTTTCGTCAAGGTACGTCTTTTCAGTCCACCGGGCAGTCCACGTTTTCCCACGCTGGTAGGCGTTTCCCTGCCCGTTTCCGCGCGTCCGATTGCGCTGCGCTTCCTGTTTTTTACCGCACCAGCAACAGTAGGGCGCGCCGTCTGGGATTTCTTTTTTACACCTGATGCACTCCATGTTTCCCTCCACGTTCTTTTCGGATCGCATAGAAAGTAATTGCCGAAGCCAGCGCTGAACCTACGATCAGGGCAATGCAAACCCATGCAGCTACGGACAAATCTCCATCGCGAATGAGGCCTGCGCTCCGACTCTGCGCATCCGTCACAAGGCAGGCAATCAGAGAAAAGGAGAGCAGCATACAAAACAGGGCGAGGACGTAACACATTGTATGTGTAGACTTTATCTGTGCGCTTTGCACGGCCGCTGTTGCCTCCAGTTTGGCGTTTTCAAGCTCGACGTGATGGATCTGCTTGGTCAGCTTTTCCGGGCTTCCGACGCGATTTTCAAGGCCGAACAGCTCGTCGAGCGACAACCCGAGCGTTTTGCATAGCGCAGCCGAGTTGTAAAGCCGTGGATCCGCTTGTGTTCCAGCGTATAATCGGCTCACGGCAGAGAAGGAAACGCCGGACTCGTTCGACAGCTCCTCCAACGTCATCCCGCTTGCATCTTTTGCCCTTCTGATCTTCCCCTGATACGCGCCGATAAACGGAGCGAGATCCTGTATTGCGGACATGATTACGCCTCCATTCGTAAGTTTCAGTTTTATTTCTTACATTTTCCATATAAAAATGCAAAACATATGACAAGAACGCAGGATTCGCCCTTTTCTTACAAACATTATCTGGTACAATGAAAACGTAGCAGATAGTTCCTGAATCCGGCATCTGTTGAAATGGCCCCACCGTATGTTCCAGATACGATGGGGCCGGGCAAACCAAATATTATATCAAATCATCAGTCCCATAAACTGTACACCATCGGATTCCTGATTCCCAAAAATAACGCGGTCTGTTTGTTTATAATACCATGTTGATTTTTAGAACAATCGTTCTATAATAAATGACAGGAGGAAAAAATATGGAGTGCATCAACATCCGGGTAAACAATGGGCGGGTCGACGTGACGGTCGACGGCGCGAAGCTGACAGACGTGCACAGCGTCAGCGTGGACTACATCAAGGGCGTGCCGCTGCTCTTTTCCTGCGTCGCCGACATAGGCCGGGAGCAGGAAGAACGCCGGGGGCCGCACGTGCTGCATTAAGAGAGTGGGAATAAAATGCCTTATAAACACATATGAAGCGAGACAACGTAGGTGCTTCCGTGCTTTACCCGGGATATCTGCCCGCTTTTATCCAGAAAATAAAGATGCTCTTTAATGTCTTCCTTGATGGCATTATCAAACGCCTTATATATATCGGTTTGTAAAACTGGCTGGGCCTTAGAGATAAAAGCGAGTAAATCTGCATCTAATGTTGGAAGAATAGAAACTCTTATACTTTCTCGCTGCTTCAACTCCTGATAGTTTTCCTTTAAATAGTTTAGACGATCAGTTGCTGGGGTAATATATGTAGTTCCTCCTGGCATTTTCCGAAGGGGCCTTCCCCACTCTTCTTCAAAATACTGTTTTCTTCCGCAAGATATACAGAATTGCCGAAGATCGTTATATGCGGAAATCTCGCATTCGAGAAGACTGATTTCCTCGTCAAGCCCATGCCGCTCTTTTAGCGCGACGGAAAAGCCAATCATAATATCCTCATACGGCTTGATATGCTCGTTGATAAACTTCATCTCTTCGAAGTCCGGAATATCACTCGATGGTGAAGCATCAGGCTTGAGCTCGACCTCGTGACCGTTTTCGAATGCGTGCATTTCTATCTTGAATTTTGGCTTTTTGTTGTTCTTAAAAAAGTTGAAAATCTGAAATCACCACCAGATTACAGCGTTTTCTATGCAAGCGCTGTAAAAAATTACATATTACCACCTAGAACCAGCCACAGCAATGCCGAACCTGCACAAAAATAGACGTCGAAATTTGGAAGTTTGGAGATAGGAGGCCACAATGCTGGAAAATTTACAGGAAGTGTGCTATGATAGCAGCCAGATAGAGCAGATTCGCACACAGCTAAAGCGGATCGTGTTAGAACTTTCGGTTGAAGAACAGGAAGAACTTTTGAGAATGATTAAGGAGGGTATGCATGAGTAGGCCATTCACTCCAATTCATGCAATGACTGAAGCGTTTCGGAAAGCCATGTATGATATTGTTGCAGAAGCACAAGAGAAACAGCGACAGAGCACGATGCAAGAGCAGACACCTGCTCCGCAGAAAACGGGAGAGAATTTCCCGCAGTAAATGCAGTTAACGCATTTTCAAAGTCATATGCTGCGGCCTCGATGTCGAGCTGCGCTTTGAAATCTGAAAAAGACGGAATTTTCATGCTTGCCCCCTCTGGCTTTTCAAATACCGGATATATTTGATCACGTCCGCGAGTTCTTCGCCGGACGCAGAATCCAGAAAGTCTAATATCTCCTGCGCGGCAGGACTCACCGCCTCATCCTTCTGGATGGGGTCTTTTTTTATGCCCGCAGACGGGTCATCGTCCGGCAGCAGGTCTGCCACGGATACACCGAGATATTCTGCGATAATTTTAAGATTTTTCATAGAAGGGTTTGTTTTCCCTGTGTTCCATAGAGAGTACGATGCAGACGTAATACCGCAATCCTTATAAAACTGCTGTTTCGGTATACCTTTTGCAGCAAGCAGGGCGTTGATTCGTGCGACTATGGGCGATTTAACCGCAAAGTCCGGCATTGGGTCTACGCCATATAAGAGATATTCTGTCGTTACCCCAATTACACTGGCTGCACGTTGAACTTTCTTTATACTTGGCGCGTGTTTCCCCGTGTTCCACTGAGAGAAAGAACCAGACGATATTCCGCTTTTTTCGTAAAACTCTTGCTTTGTCATTCCAATTTCAGCAAGCCTTATTTCTATTCTTCTTATAACGGACTGTACGTCAAATTGCATAAAAAATCCCTCATAAATTTGGCAAAAAAGTACCCTTAACAATCCTAAGTTTTTATTGACTTTTAGTATATACTTAACTATACTAAGAGTTGTGAGGGGCAAAACTTACAAGTGAGGTGATGGCGTGAAGAAAGACAAGTATATATGGGGATTTCAGATTGTTGGTTCAGACTGCGGATATGACGAGTTCGGGACGTTCCATTGCGCGTGCGGTCATTGCCTTCCGTTACGAGTTGATGTAAGTAAGGGCGGCAAATATCGCGGCAGCGACTGCGGCGACGGCAGATACGACGGTGAAAAACATGTTGATAAGAAACCGCCTTTTCTCCGTGCGTGCTTTCGAGCCTTCGGTTTCGACAAGCACATTTAGCCCGTTTTCTTCTATGGATTTGTAACGCTTATTCCGATTGAGAAACAACCTGATTCTTTCTCTGAACGACTTGCACATGATTCATGCCTCGGCTTATGAGGCGTGAAAAGAACACCGCCCCGGACAGCTTATCGGATTGTTTAATAATGATAGGTGGTACTTTCATAATAACACAATTCACTAAGTTGTCAAGAAAAACTTAGTATTCTCAGACAGGAGGTATGTAAAGGCATGGGTTTTAAGGAAGCGAGGCTTGCCGCTGGATTGACCGTTCAACAGGTAGTCAAGGCGCTAAAGGTTTCAGACGCATCTGTTTATCTGTGGGAAACCGGGCAGATGTATCCGAAGACAGCGCGCCTGCACGAAATCGCAGATTTGTACGGCTGCACAGTGGACGAGCTTTTAAAGCCGAGAAAGGAGGAAAAATGACGCTGGACGATATCCGGGCAATGTCAAAGCCCACAATCCTCGCAAGCGAGGCGGCGCAGGTGCTCGGCTGTACCCCGCAATGGCTTCGCTTGATGGCGCGGGAACGGCCTGAAAAGCTGGGCTTCCCGGTTTGCTGCACAAGCAAGCACAGAGTAAAGATCCCGAGAGAGCCGTTTTTGCGGTTTCTCGGAGCATGAGGAGGAACAAATGAAAGTCAGATTAACATTTTTGGAGCCGGTTCTTGGCACATGGCCGAGCAACGAAAACATTGCGCGGGACTTTATCGCAAGCAAGGCCCCGGACGCAAGTACGATCGAGGATGAGATCGCAGCGCTCGGCGCGGACGCTGTCGCCGAAAAGGGCAAAACCGTTTTCCCGCGTACCGACGGACAGCCGATTCTGTACGATTATCAGATCAAAGGCTTTTTCAAAGACGCCTGCGGTATGCTGGCACGCGTGAAAGCGAAGAAATCCAGCGCCCTGAAAGCCTATAAGAAGATCATCGACGGCCTGATCTTTGTAGAGCCGCGCATGATTCCCATTGAGGTAAACGGCGAGATCGGCGAATGCCAGCGGCCGCTTCGCGCACAGACCGCACAGGGCGAGCGCGTCAGCCTTGCGAACTCCGAGGAGATCCCGGCAGGCAGCTCCGTCGAGCTTGATATCGTGATGCTCGATGAAAAGGCACATAAAGAGGCAGTGCTGGAATGGTTGGAGTATGGCCGCCTGCGCGGCATCGGCCAGTGGCGGAACTCCGGCAAGGGCAGATTTACATACGAGGTTCTGGCGGATTAAGTGCAAGGGCTTAGCTTCGCGCTGCCGAGCTGAGCGCAGCAATGGAACTGCTTCGTATTGATGGGCGCAGATGCGCAACGGCAGTGTACAGCGGTGATGGGCTTAGCAAAGGAAAAGCATGGAGACGCTCAGGAATACAATGAACTGCAATGGCATCGCGTGGCACGGCACCGCAACGGCAGGGCGAGGCGTGGACGAGCGTAGCAAAGGAGGGGCACAGCAAAGCACCTGGACGCTACGCGCAGCTACGGCGCAGCAACGAATGCAAAGCAGGGGAAGGGCAAAGCGAAGCGTCGCTTAGCAGCGGCAACGAATTGCGAAGCAACGAACAGAAATCGAAAAAGGAGTGGATAGCATGAGAACAAACCTTGTCGTGGAAACGACTGAGGAACGCCGGGAACGGCTGCGGGAGGAATTGGAGGCCCGCAAGGCAACACTGCGGATCGTCAAGGGCCTGTGCCTTTGGGTAAGCGGCGCGGCGATGATCCTGTCAGCAATGGCCGGGACGGCCGCAATGACGTATGAATGCATTGTGACCGGCTTCGTCGCGCTCGTGACACTCTTGTATGGGCTGGCATGACGGAAGCAGAGCTGCTGAAGAAGCCCTGCGAGATCTGCAAGGAGCGCGGGCTATGGCGCTCCGGCTGCACCACAGACGGCCGATTCTCCTGTGGCATCTATTGGGAGATCCTGTTCGAGCAGTGGGACGCAACCTGCAAGCTCATCCGAGAGCGCACGAAAAAGAAATGACCCCTGCCGCGCGGCAACGCGGCAGGGGCCGAAAGGAAACTTAAGACGCCTTTATTATAGGGCAGAAAGGGAACCATGTCAAGTTGTTTAACGGATTCCCGCGTCCGGCACGGTGCGAAAGCCTGCGTCGACGCGGTACATCGGGCCGACTACCCGAAGTTTAATAAGGTGCTGCTTTCGCAATGCGAACACCCGGAAAAATACGGTGTGCAGCTTGTACCGGACGCAGCTGCGGCGATCAAGGCGCTGGACGCGCCCAAGAACCGCGCCGACAGGCGGAAGAAGACGAACCGGTATTACTTCCGCCTGACGGATGATCAGGCGAAGAAGCTGGACAGGCTTCTGAAAAAGCTGGGCTATTCCACGGTACAGAGCTTTTGCGAGGCGATGATCCGACAGGAGGTGAGCCGGAATGGCGTATGACGGCGAAAATCTGTACTTGAGCATTCCGGAGCCAGAGTACGAGCCGGAGTACGAGCCGGACGAGCTGGAGGACGAAGACCGTTATTTGTTCCCGCCGCTGTGGCTGGTGGGAAAGATGAAACAGGAGGTAGAGTAAATGCTCGATACAATCTCCACTGTGAAGATGAGCCGCGAAGAATGGCTGAAGGAACGCAGAAAGTCCATTGGCGGGAGTGACGCGGCGGCTGTTATCGGAATGAGCCGCTTTGCAAGCCCGTACACGGTATGGATGGATAAGACTGGGCGTCTCCCGGAAAAGGAAGACACAGAGGCTATGCGGGTCGGCAGAGATCTCGAGGAGTATGTTGCAAAGCGTTTTGAGGAAGCGTCCGGGAAAAAGGTGCGGCGCTGCAACTACATCATTCGGAACCTCGCGTATCCGTGGGCGCACGCAGATATTGACAGGCGAATTTCCAGCGAAAATGCAGGGCTGGAATGCAAGACAACCTCGACGCTTGACATTCGGCAGTTCAACGGCGTGGAGTTCCCGGAACGCTACTATGCACAGTGTGTGCATTATCTTGCCGTCACCGGCCTTGACCGTTGGTATTTGGCGGTGCTCGTCTTCGGGCGCGGATTCTTTACATACACGCTCGAGCGCGACGAGGCGGAAATCTCCGCGCTGATGGAGGCGGAGAAGCTTTTCTGGCGATGCGTCGAGGAAGACACCCCGCCTGCACCGGACGGTTCGGAGGCGACGACGGACGCGATCAGCACGGTTTATGCCGACAGCAGCGGCGAACAGCTTGATTTGTTCGGACGCGAACAGCTGCTGGCTGAGTATATGCAGATCAAACGTCAGGCGGCGGCACTGGCGGAGCGCAGCCGCGAGATTGAAAACACGATCAAGCTCGATATGGGTACGGCAGAGCGGGCCGCCTGCAACGGCTACAACGTCTCTTGGAAGCAGCAAAACCGGCAGACGTTCCAACCCAAAGCCTTTAAAGAGGCATACCCGGATATCGATTTGACACCGTTCTATAAAACGGTGCAGGCCCGGCCATTCAAAATTACAGAAATGAAACAGGAGGAAGAATCATGAACAAAATCCAGCAGGCAACCGCGCAGACGGCTATGAAGGCACAGAGCGGCGGAAATCCTACAATGCAGCAGTATATCAAGCAGATGGAGGGTGAGATCAAGAAAGCGCTTCCCTCCGTCATGACGCCGGAGCGGTTCACGCGGATCACGCTTTCCGCGCTTTCCACGAATCAGAAACTGGCGCAGTGTACGCCGCAATCTTTCCTCGGCGCAATGATGACTGCCGCGCAGCTTGGCTTGGAGCCGAACACGCCGCTTGGGCAGGCATACTTGATCCCGTATTGGAACGGGAAACAGAACCGTCTGGAATGTCAGTTCCAACTTGGATACAAAGGCATGATCGACCTTGCATACCGCTCCGGCGAGATCCAGACGATCCAAGCACAAGTCGGACACGCGAACGATACGCTGATTGCCGAGTATGGTACAGAATGCAGCCTGAAATTTATCCCGAAGCTGAACGGAGATCGCGGCGACCCGGTGAACGTCTGGGCGATGTTCAAAACAAAGGACGGTGGCTACGGATTCGAGATCATGACGCTGGACGATGTTCGCGCCCATGCGCAGAAGTACAGCAAGGCATACGGTTCCGGCCCGTGGCAGACCAACTTCGAAGAGATGGCAAAGAAGACCGTTCTGAAAAAGGTTCTGAAATATGCCCCGATGAAGTCTGAATTTGTCCGGCAGATCGCGCAGGACAGCACGGTCAAGACGGAGATCAGCGACGATATGTTCAGCGTTCCTACTGTTGTCGCAGATGCGGAAATGGTAGACAATATGCCTGTTGACCAGACTACAGGTGAGGTCATGGAGGGCAACGCAAATGCTGAATAAAATCGTCCTGATGGGCCGCCTGACCCGTGACCCGGAGCTTCGGCAGACGCAAAGCGGAAATTCTGTTGCATCCTTCACGCTTGCCTGCGACCGCGATTTCGCGGCGCAGGGCGCGGAGAAGGAAACGGATTTTATTGATGTTGTCGCATGGCGGAATACAGCTGAGTTCGTCAGCAAGTATTTCTCCAAGGGCCGCATGGCCGTGGTGTCTGGCCGTTTGCAGATCCGCAACTGGGAAGACAAGGACGGGAACAAGCGCAAAACGGCAGAGATCGTCGCAGAAAGCGTTTATTTCGGCGACAGCAAGCGGGACGGGCAGAATGCTTCTGCCGCTGCACCGGCCTCTTCGGAGTTCAAGCCGCTGCCGAGCACAACGCCGGTTCCGTTCTCTGCGCCGGATATGCCGCAGATGGAGATCGGCGACGACGACCTGCCGTTCTGAGGGCTGACGGATGGGAGATAAAAAGGAATACGTCAAGCTGTGGCTGAGTTACAGGAGCTATTTCGAGGCGTACAGTGCCGCTGAGGTGGGGCGCTTGGTGCTGGCCGCGATGGATTATCGCGAGTCGGGAGCAGAGCCAGAGTTCAGCGGGAGTGAGCGTTTCATTTGGCCTGCGATTCGACGGGACATTGACGAATCCGTAGCGGCTCAAAAAGCCGTCTCCGCGTCCAGAAGCGAGGCAGGAAAGCAGGGCGGTCGGCCTGAATCCGAAAAAGCAAACGCTTTTGACGAAAGCAACGAAAAGCAAAAAAAGCAAATGCTTTCCGATGAAAGCAAAAAAAGCTATGGACAAAGGAAAAGGACAAAGGAAAAGGACAAGGACAGTATTCTTTCCCCCCTACCCCCCACGCTGCGCGAAGCAGTTGAAAAATGGGTGGCGTACAAGGGCGAACGACGGGAGGAGTATAAGCCTGTTGGCCTGCAAAGCCTTGTCACACAGATCACGAAAGCCGCAGAGGAATATGGCGAGGCTGCAATGATCGACGTGATAACCCGCTCTATGGCCGCAAATTACAAGGGGATCGTGTTTGACTGGCTGAAAGAGGCCAGCACACGCCCTGCGGCGCTCGGCCGCGCTGCAAAGCCCGGCTACGGCGTGCAGGGACACCACGACGAGCTGAACCCGCTGGAACGCGCAGCTGTGGACAGGGTGATGGGGCCGGTGTCAAAGGGCGCCGCCCGATTGCAGCAAGGCGTACAGCGCCACGGGGACGAACTTGATGCGTTCCAGCTGGAGGCGGTCGAGCGAATGCTTGCGGAAAACAAGGAGGATAAGACATGAGATTTGTTTGCGATTGCTGCCACGATCTGACGAACATCGAGGCAGACCGGATGGAGATCCAGGGCGAGAAACTGATGGCGTACAGCCGCGGGCGGCTGGTATATGTGGCGGATCTGGGGCAGATCATGCTGGCCAAGCTGACGCCGACGGGGAAGGAAACAAAATGCTGACGCATCTGAGCCTGTTTTCCGGGATAGGCGGGCTTGATCTGGCTGCCGAGTGGGCCGGATTTACGACCGTCGGGCAGTGTGAATTTGCCGACTACCCGACGAAGGTGCTGGAAAAGCACTGGCCGGATGTGCCGCGCTGGCGCGACGTCCGGACACTGACAAAGGAGAGTTTTTATGAGCGGACAGGCCTACGAACAGTTGACGTTATTTCCGGCGGATTCCCCTGCCAGCCCTTCTCCGTGGCTGGAAAGCAAAAGGGCAAAGGGGATGATCGATACCTCTGGCCGGAGATGCTCCGAGTTATCACCGAGCTGCGCCCGCGTTGCGTTGTCGGTGAGAACGTACCTGGAATCATCAAGATTGCCGCCGGGCAGGTGGTCAAGGATCTGGAGCGTGCAGGCTATCACGTCGTCGTGTTCAATTTTGAAGCTGCGGCTGTCGGAGCTTGGCACAGACGGTCCAGGGTATTCTTCGTCGGAATCGCAGATGTGGCCGGCACCGACGACAGTAGGCTGCACGATAGCATCAGAAAAGAGAATCAATTTGATTGCGGACGGGAAAACGACATTTGCAAGCAATCAGGGGGAGCGTGGAGGCTTATCCAATCTGCGGGAGCACGTGCTTGCGCGGACGAAAGGCTTGTGGACAACGCCCTGCGCAGCGGATGCGCAGGGATCGCACGGCGGAAACAATCACAGGAGCTTGCGGACGGACGTTGCTGGACAGCTGAACCCGATGTGGGTCGAGTGGCTCATGGGATTCCCAATCGGGTGGACAGACTTAAATGCCTCGGAAACGCCGTAGTGCCGCAGCAGGCATACCCGATTTTTAAGGCATTGATGGAGGAGCTGAACCGATGGACTTAGAACAAACCGCGATTGAGAGGCTGAAAATGGCCTCGGATATGAGCCTGCGCCTGTACAAGCAGCCGATTGTGATTACATACTCGGGCGGCAAGGACTCGGACGTGCTTTTGCATCTGGCGGAGGCAAGCGGGATCCCGTTTGAGGTCCTACATAATCTTACCACGGCGGACGCGCCGGAGACTGTCTGGCATGTGCGGGATACCTTCCGCCGCCTGGAGCTTGCGGGCGTAAAATGCACCATCGATACCCACCGCACATCGGACGGCGGGAATGTGACCATGTGGAATCTGATCCCGCGCAAGCTCATGCCGCCAACACGGCTGGTGCGGTACTGCTGCGCAGAACTCAAAGAGGGCGGTGGGAAAGGCAGATGGATTGCAACAGGCGTTCGCTGGGCGGAATCGCAAAAGCGGAAATCTCGCGGCGTTATGGAAGCACTGCATAAGAGCAAGGACAAGCGGCTGATGCTGATGAACGACAATGACGAAAGCCGCATGCTGATGGAAAACTGCCAGCTCAAGGGGACGCGGACGATCAATCCAATCATCGACTGGACGGAATCTGATGTGTTGGACTACGCATCTGCCGAAAAGATCTGCATGAATCCGCTGTATGAATGCGGATGGAAGCGCGTGGGGTGCATTGGGTGCCCAATGGCAGGGAAACACAGAAACACGGAGTTCTCGCGCTATCCGAAGATCAAGGCCGCGTATATCCGAGCGTTTGACAGGATGCTTGCGGAACGGCGCAAGCGAGAACTTCCGTGCACGTGGCAGACCGGCGAGGACGTGATGCACTGGTGGATGGAGGATGGCGTTTTGCCGGGGCAAATGGTTCTTGAAGGAATGGAGGATATATGAAAGAAAAGGAAATCGTGCAGGCGTTGCGGTGCTGCGCGAAGGGGCTTGGACACGACGACGCGTGCGAAAACTGCAAGGTCGGAGAAATCCAAGATCGGCGGGAATACATCGAGTTTGCGGCTGCTAACGTGATCGAGCGCCTGACCGCCGAGAACGCGAAGGCAGAAGCCGAGAGGGACGCGCTGCTGGGCGAACTCAGGAAAAGCGGATGCACATATTGCAAATACAAAACAGTGTGTGAGGATAACCCATGGCTTTTTATCCAGAAGGTCTGCGACCACTGCGGTAAGCGGGAGAGCTGCGTGTGCCAAACGTGCACCGGAGACGGGAGCGAAAACGACAAATGGCAATGGCGCGGATTGCCGGAAGCGCCGGAGGAAGGAGGCAAGGCATGATAGCTGTTTTAATCAGCATCCGCCCGAAGTGGTGCGAGAAGATCATCAACGGGCGGAAGACCATTGAGGTGCGCAAGACGCGCCCGAAGATGGATACGCCGTTTAAGTGCTACATCTACTGCACGCAGAGCGCTGATATGCTTTGGATTTTGAAGGAAAGGGAACGGTATCTCCATCCTGATAAAATAGCGGATGTTTTCAAGGCTGCTAAATGCGGCGGAGCATATCGGGGGAATGGCAAGATCATCGGCGAGTTTGTATGCGACGACATTTTTGAAAGGATCGTCAGAGTAGGAGCAATCTGTGAACCGCCGAAATATTGCATCTGCGATTGGAACATGGACTGCACACCACTTGATACGCTTCTTGCGGATGCCTACCTGACAAAAGACGAACTGGAGAAGTATCTGGACGGCGGCGTCGGCTACGGCTGGCACATTTCCAACCTCAGAATTTACGATACTCCGCGCGAACTGCGGGAATTTTACGCTGTGCCAAATGAGGTAGAGGTAGCGCTCAAGGCAAAACCCAAGCCGATTACCAGCCCGCCGCAGAGCTGGCGGTATGTGGAGGAAGAGCTATGGAACGACTGACAATCCCTGATGTGCGGGTAGATGAGCACACGACGCGCAGAAGCGTGATTGACGTACTCGCGGTGCGAGAGCACGCGATGGAATTTTATTTTCGGCTGAAAGCCTACGAGGACATGGTTGATCTCGAAACGCTCAACAATACGCCAATCAGCAGGCTTGCAGAGCTTGCCGAAGCCGACAGAGACGGGCGCGTGGTCGTGAAGCCGTGCAAGGTGGGCGATAAATTATACAGAGTGTTTGCCGGAGAAATCTTCGAGCACCGAGTCGGGAGCATGAAATACTTCGCAATACAGGGACGGTGGGACATTGAAACGTACCCGTTCTGCCCATGCGTGGAAAGTTCCATAGGGAAAACCATATTTTTAACCCACAAAGAAGCCGAGAAGGCTTTGCGGGAAATCCAAGGGAAGGAGGATGCCGATGGAGCGACTGACAAGCCGGAATGAAGATTGTGTTTCGGTAAATGGGCACGGCCTGTACCACTTAACGATGAACGAAGTCGTCCAGATGGCAGATCGCCTTGCGGATTATGAGGACATGGATAGCAAGCGCATTCGCCCTGGCGATACGGTATGGCTGTCCCGGATGTTTTACACGCGCCCCAAAAAGCCCGTGCCGGTCACGGTAGACGCGATTCGCATTGACCTGGAAGGCACGACGTACATTACCGGGCGGAAGAGATTCTGCGAGGACGCAATCGGGCGAACGGTGTTTTTGACGGAGGCAGAAGCCGAGCGGGCTTTGCAGGAAATGGAGGGCAGGTCATGACCAGAAAACGTGCAAGAAAGATCCTCATGTCCATCGGCACGAGCCGGAACCATGCAAACTGGGGGCTGATGGCAAAGCCACGCTGGAAGACAAATGCCGGTGTGGTAGAGGACACGCTGACGATCACCCTGTACGCAAAGCTGCTGCGGAAGAAAATGGACGAGGGCAAAATAACGGAGGAATCCGCAATCCGCGCGGGAGCGATGGCAGCGAGTGAGCTTTGGCTAAAGGAGGTAAACCATGCCTGACGAATACATCAGCCGAAAAGCTGCTGCAAAGCTGCTGCAAAGCTGCTGGGGGACACTTTCGGCGTGGACGTTGTACGAAAGCTGCATGAGGTGCCCGCCGCCGACGTTGCGGAGGTGGCGCATGGAACGCCGGTGACGGAAGTGCGCACGAGGACGATTGTGGGATACCATGAGGAGATCGGAGTTTTAGCGGGAGACCGCTCTACACTTTACCGCAGAAATATGGTGCATGCGGACATCCCGTATGACAAATGCCCAGCATGCGGCGCAACGCTGTGCTCTCGGTGGCATAATTTCTGCGGGAAATGCGGCGCGAAGATGGATGGAGGTGAAGATTGTTATGGGCACAATTCTAGCAATTGACCCAGGTAACACCGAGTCCGGCTATGTGGTGGTCGAGCACGACGGCGAAGAAATTCGCCGCGTGCTGAAAGTCGGGAAGAAATCGAACGAAGATATGTTTGGCGTGATTGTTACGCCATATGACTTTTATGATCATTTTGCAATTGAAATGGTTGCCGGTATGGGAATGCCGGTCGGGCAGGAAGTGTTCGACACCTGTTTCTGGATCGGGCGTTTTTGGGAGTATGTAGACAGCCACGGTGAGCCGAAGCCAATGCGGAAGATATTCCGCCGGGAAGAAAAGCTTTACTTATGTGGCAGAGCGTCGGCGAAGGATGCAAACATCCGGCAGGCCCTCGTTGACCGCTATGCGCCCGGTCAGCCGAACTTCGGCAAGGGCACGAAGAAAGACCCCGGTTTCTTCTACGGCTTCTCTGCGGATATGTGGGCGGCGATGGCGGTCGCCGTGACGTATTTTGATAAGTACATCAAGGGGGTAAAGCTATGAGCAAGACGCAGCGTAAGCCGCCAAGACCGCCGATGCAGCTGACGTGCGATGCCTGCGGGAAAACGTTTATGCGCGCACCATCGAAGTACAAAGCAAAATACAATTTTTGCAGCGAAGCGTGCGCATGAACGGCACATAGGGATGCTGTGATGGGCCGGGCGGAGCGCGTGCAGATCCTGATTACACGGTCAATCCCGGTATACCCGGAAATGCGGCCTGTCTGCGGGCGGGTGTATCCCGCCGAGAAGTACAAATACAGGACAAACCGGACGGGCTACGTCGTTGCGGTAAACGGCAAGCGCGTATGTGTGAGGGTGGACGAATGCAGGGAGATTTAAAAATCAGCCCATATTCCGCTCCGTGCGGAAGCTGCCCCGAGAAAGGCTGTGGGGCAAAGCATACGACCTGCGAGGCGTACATAGCGTTCCGCAAAAAGGCGGACAAGTACAAGCGCGATAAGCAGAAGGCAATAGCGCGCAACGCCTCTACACGGGGCTGTATGCGGACGCTGCACGATGCGAACCGCGCAAAGCGCGAAGGGAGGCAACATTACTGATGAGCACGCCGCGATACGGCTGGTGGGCCTATGCAAAATGGATGATCCGCAGCTATAAGGGCGGCGGGCTGATGACGAAGGCCGAGCGCGCTGCCGTTGCGGATGCAATCGCAGAGACGGAACAGCTCGTTGACGGCGCGGAGCGACTCCGGCTCATAGATTTGGTTCTTTGGAAGCGGACGCACACCTTACAGGGCGCTGCGATGGCGGTTTATGTGTCCGAACGCACCGCACAGGAGTGGCACAGGCAATTTATTCGCCTTGTGGGGCAAAAAAGAGGGCTTTTATGAAAAAGTCTGCGTCCCAGAGCCAAATTTAACATTTACTATAAGGGCGTAGAGATCAACTCTACGCCCTTCTTCATCGGCACCGCAGCGTTCTGCGGAAACCTCCTCCTCCTGTTCTCGTGTTCTCCGGTGTGAATAAATATATTTATTCACACACGGAGACACGAGAACGAAAGAATGAGGTGGTTGGCCGGTGATCGGGCTTGATGGGGAGGACAACATGGAGGTAAAAAACAGAAAGCTTTCCAGCATTACTGCATACGGGAAAAATGCGAAAAAGCATGACAAGACGAAAATCAACAACGTTGCGGAAAGCATCAAGCAGTACGGCTTTGTTCAGCCGATTGTAGTTGACCGGGGCGGTGTAATTGTAATCGGTCATTGCCGCGCTCTGGCGGCAAAGAAACTTGGCATGGAAGAAGTGCCGTGCGTCTGTGTGGACGATCTGACACCGGAGCAGGTGAACGCCCTGCGGCTTGTGGATAACAAAAGCAACGAGAGCGATTGGGATTTTGACCTGCTGGCGGTGGAACTTCCGGGGCTTGACCTGTCGGCTTTTGACTTTGACTGGGGACTTTGCGACGAGCTGAACGGTTCCGTTGTGGAGGATGATTATGACCCTGTGCTTCCGGCGGAACCGAAGAGTAAACTCGGCGATGTGTACAAGCTCGGAGACCATCGCCTTATGTGCGGAGATAGTACCTCCTTGACTGACGTGCAAAGGCTTGTGGGGGAGGCGCAAATAGATCTTCTTATCACCGACCCTCCGTACAATGTGGCGCTTGGCATGGACGAAACACCGGAGGAGGCAAAAAAGAGAAATAGGCGGACGGATGGGAAGACTGTCGCCAACGATAAAATGGAAGATACAGAGTTTCGACAGTTTCTGACGGATGCTTTTTCTAATGCGGCGATGGTTATGAAACCAGGTGCTCCGTTCTACATCTGGCACGCAGACAGTGAAGGGTATAACTTTCGCGGCGCGTGTAAAGACGCGATGCTGCGCGTCAGACAGTGCCTGATCTGGGTGAAGAACTCCCTCGTGATGGGGAGACAGGACTTCCAGTGGAAACATGAACCTTGCCTGTATGGCGAGAGCGAGATTGAAGAGGACGAGCACGAGCCGTGCTTGTATGGATGGACGGAAGGCCACAAGCATTACTTCTTCAAAAACCGCAGGCAGACCACTGTTCTCAATTTTGATAAGCCTGTCAAATCTGCGGAGCATCCGACCATGAAGCCGATTAAGCTGTTTGATTACCAGATGCAATGTTCCAGCAAGCCGGGTGAGAATGTGCTTGACCTGTTCGCGGGGTCTGGCACAACGATTATGGCAGCGGAGCAGAACGGAAGACACGCGTACTGCATGGAGTTTGACCCAAAGTATGCAGATGTAATCATTGATCGTTGGGAGAAGTTCACAGGAGAAAAGGCGGTGCTTCTGAGTGACGATTGAAGAAGCACAGGAAATTATTGACAAAACGATCAGCCCGTGTTTGAAGCGGGACATGGAGAAGTTTATCAAACGCCAGAGGAGAAAGGAGGGCGCGTATGGCACGACCAAAAAAGGAAATAGATCAGAAGCAGTTCGAGGCACTGTGCGGGCTTCAATGTACCCTTCTGGAAATCTGCGACGCGCTTGATGTAAGCGATAAAACCTTAGACGGATGGTGTAAGAGAACTTATGGGGAGCATTTCTCCGAAGTATTCGCAAAAAAGAGGGGTAAAGGGAAAATATCTCTGCGAAGAATGCAATGGAGGCTCGCTGAAAAGAATGCGTCTATGGCTATCTGGCTTGGAAAGCAATACTTAGGGCAGTGTGATGAGCCAGAAGAATCGATTGACGTGGAGGATACGGACGCTTACCTGAAAGAAGCGGGTATCGAATGAAAAGTTCGACAATTCACCCGGCGTTCGGGGATAAGCATAAGGAATATATTAGAAATGCAACGCGCTGCATTATTTCTGTTGCAGAAGGTGCTGTTCGAGCGGGAAAAACCATCGACAATATAGCCGCCTTTGCAACGATGATAAACAAAGGCACGCCTGATAGAATCCATTTGGCGACCGGCTCCACAGCGGCGAACGCTAAGCTGAACATTGGAGACGCGAACGGATTCGGGCTTGAATATCTATTTCGCGGTCGGTGCAGATGGACGAAGTATAAGGGAAACGAGGCTCTTGTAATTAAATCCTGTGGGCGGGATTATGTAGTTATTTTTGCGGGCGGAGCGAAAGCGGACAGCTTTAAAAAAATACGCGGCAACTCATACGGAATGTGGATTGCAACCGAGATCAACCTTCACCATGAGGATACGATCAAGGAGGCGTTCAATCGACAGCTTGCCGCAAAACTTCGACGTGTTTTTTGGGATTTAAACCCTTCGTCGCCTGGACACTGGATTTACCAGAATTACATAGACCGATTCCCGGAACAATTTGGAGCGCGGTATAATTACCGGCACTTTACTATCCGAGACAATGCAACGATTACAGCCAAAAGGCTTGCGGAAATCGAAAGCCAGTATGATATAAAAAGCATCTGGTATCGACGGGATATCCTTGGTGAGCGCTGCATTGCGGAAGGGCTTGTGTATCCGATGTTTGATCGGGCCAGAAACATCACGAGTGAGCGGGGCGGGTCGGGGCGGTACTGGATCTCATCGGACTACGGCACACAGAACCCTACCGTCTTTGCATTGTGGCGAGAATATGGCGGCAAGGCCGTCATGGAGAAGGAATATTACCACAGCGGACGCGAGAGCGGGCGACAGAAGACCGACGAAGAATATTATCAGGATTTAGAGGCATTCGCGGACGGATACCGCATTGAGCGTGTCGTGCTCGACCCATCGGCAGCGTCCTTTGCCGAGTGCATCCGGCGGCACGGAAAGTTTTCTGTATGGAAAGCAAACAACGCCGTGCTGGACGGCATTCGCTTCACGGGGGCCTGCATCAAAAGCGGCATAATCAAATTCCATGAGAGTTGCAAAAACGCGTTTCGGGAATTTGGCCTTTATAGCTGGGACAAAGACGCAGGCGAAGACCGCGTGATAAAAGAAAACGACCACGTGTGCGATAGTATCCGCTATTTTTGCATGACCGTTTTGAGGAGAGAAATCAAGAAATGAGCCTTTTGACAAACATTCGAGGGTGGTTCCGGAATATGCTTTTCCCGCAGGCGGTGGCCGAGCGGGAATTCGGCGTATCTCCGGCAGTCAGCCCGAAGATGGAGCAGAATATAAGCCTCTGGTACGCGATGTTTATTGGAAATCCACCCTGGCAGACGCGCGATGTCATTGCTGTCGGGCTTCCGGCGGCGATCTGCCGGGAGATCGCGCGACCGACGCTGGCCGAGCTGACGGCTAACATCACCGGCAGCGCCCGTGCGGATTATCTGAAAGACTGCTTTGAGCGGGCGGAAGAGAATTTTCACAGCGCCTTAGAACTGGGGCTTGCGCTCGGCGGCGTGGCATTTAAGCCGTATATCTACGGTGAGCAGCTGCTGGTCGACGTGACCGGCGCGGCGGCGTTCCAGCCGACGAAATTTGACCCTGCCGGGCGCTGCATCGGAGGCGTCTTCCGGGACAAGCCCGCGAAAGTGGGCGGGAAGTATTATATCCGCCTCGAATCGCACGAGCTGGACGGCACGACCTATACGATCCGCAATAAAGCATATTACAGCGACACCTCCGGCACGGTCGGCGCGGAAGCACCCCTGAATGCCGTCCCGGAATGGGCGGACATTCAGCCGGAGATCACGATCCAGAATATGAGCGGGCCGCTCTTCGCGTACTTCCGCCCGCCTGCGGCCAACACAACGGACGCAAACAGCCCCTGCGGAATGTCCGTCTACGGAGACGCGGCTACTGTGCAGCTGATCAAGCAGGCCGATGAGCAGTGGGAGCGCCTGCGCTGGGAATATCGCTCCAGCGAGCGCAAAGTCCTGATGGATGGCACGAGTTCGACTGCGGATATGTTCAACAAGCGTATGTTTGAACTGGGACCGTTCTCCACTAGCGGCGAATTCTTTCAGTACATCGAGCCGCAGATCCGCGACGAAGCAATCTACCGAGGTTTCCAGAATACGCTTCGCCGTATCGAGTTCAACGTCGGATTGGCTTATGGAGATATTTCCGATCCGCAGACCATCGAGAAGACGGCGACGGAGATCCGCAACAGTAAGCAGCGCAAATATGTGCTGATCGACAGCATTCAAACGGCGCTTGAACATACGTTTGACAGTCTGCTCTACGCGCTCGATACATACGCGACGCTCTACAACCTTGCGCCTGCCGGGACGTACAACACCGATTACAGTTGGGGCGATTCCATCCTTGACGACGCTGAGAAGAAGGAACAAGAGCGGGCAAACGACCGGCTTGACCTCGCTGATGGAATTCTGAACCACTGGGAATACCGCGCAAAATGGTACGGCGAGGACGAAGCGACTGCAAAGGCAATGCTGCCGAGGGCGCAGGACATGACAGATGCAAACGCCCCGGCTGAGGTCGAATGAGAAAGGTCAAGTATCCGTTCAGTCCGGAGCTGCTCGACGCCCTCCCGGAAGAACTCGCGGAGCTGTTCCGTGCGCTGGAAGATACGCTGCTGGATGAAGTCTGTTCCCGGCTTAAAATTGCCGATCAGCTCAACGAAGTAACGGTTCAGGATATCCGGGCGCTGCGGTCGCACGGCATTGATCTCAAGAAGATCAAAAGGGCCATCCAGAAGACAGCGGACGTCAGCGAAGAAAAACTGAACAAGCTGCTCGACGATGTTGTGGAGCGCAACCGGCGATATTACAACGACCTTATTACGCTGGCCGATGTGACGAAGCCTGACCGGCTGGTAGACGCCTCCGATATCGACGCGATCCGCAGGCAGACGCTCGGAGAATTCCAAAATCTGACGCAATCTTTGGGGTTTTTAGTGGACAATGGCCAGAGAATGCTTCCGCCTGCGCAAGCATATCAGTGGGCCCTAAATTCGTCAACGCTGCAAATTCAGAGCGGGGCGATCAGCTATAATCAGGCGATTGCCAACGCCGTCAAGCAGCTGGCAGAGAGCGGAATCAAAGTTGTGGACTATGAGAGCGGGCACACAGATCAAATCGACGTGGCTGCCCGCAGGGCCGTTATGACAGGTGTAGCTCAAATCTGCGACAAGTATTCCGACCAGTCGGCGGAATATCTGGATACCCGGTATTTTGAGATCACAGCCCACTCCGGCGCACGAGACAAGCCCGGCCCGTCCCCGTGGTCGAGCCACAAGGATTGGCAAGGGAAAATTTATTATAAAAGCGAAAACGGAGAGCCTGACCCGCTTGGGCAGTACAAGGATCTCGTGGAGACGACTGGCTACGGCTATGTAGACGGCCTGACCGGAGCAAATTGCCGACACTATAAGCACGCCTATATCCCGGGCGTCATGGAGCCAACCTATTCCGAGGAGCAGCTGGAACACATTGATGATGGTCTCGGCTGCGAGTTTGACGGGAAGAAATATACCGCATACGAAGCGACCCAAATGCAAAGACGGCTCGAACGGTCGATTCGCAAACAGAAGCGTTTGAAAAACGCCTATAAAGCATCCGGACAAAAGGACAAGGAGACCGCCGCAGCAGCAAAGCTGCGCCGCCTGAACACGAAATACCATGATTTCAGCAAGGCAGCAGGACTGCCAGAGCAGCCGGAGCGGACAAGGGTTCTGTATACAGACGCAAAATCCGAGGCTGCGGCCAGCAAAGCGAAAACGGTTGAGCGGGTGGAACCTCCGACCAACACAGAACCAGCAGAAAGCGCCGGCTTTCAGCCGAGATACACCGACGTAACGGAAAAGTGGCGCGCGGAGGCCACTCCGAACAGCCACACTGTACAGGACTTGCAGGAGTATACTGCAAACGGCGTTACATACAAGGTCGACGGGCATAATGTCGTGCTTGACCACACAGAGCACGAAAAAGAAATTGCCGGACTCCTTGAAAAGGAATTCGGCGGCGAAATTGGGCTAGTTCCGCGTGTCAATAATCCGCAGGGGGTGTCCACACCGGACTATATTTTCCGAGGGGAAGCGTATGACCTGAAAACGCTCGGAGAAAAAGCCGGGGGAAATACGATTTTCAATCGTGTGAAAAAGGCAGCCAAGCAGGGGCAGCGGTTTATTCTGGATGTCACCAAGACCACGCTTGACGAAAAAACAATAGATGCGCAAATTGAAAAAATATTTGCCAGAAAGGATACTGAGTGGGTTGATGAGATCATTGAAATCCGAAATGGAAAAGTGCAGAGAATCGTAAAAAGAAAATAAAAAAAGAAGCCGACACACCATCTCGCCCTTCTGGGAAGGGGTCGTGGACAGCGACCGGCTCTTATCTATTCTATACCACACTCTCACAAAAAATGCAAGGGGGGAAATTCAAATGGACAACTTCAAAGCGATTTATAAAATGCTGTCTGCGCTGGAACGCGCGATGGATCTTCCGGCGTTCAGCGTGGAGAGCTTCGGCCTGGACTCCATGCAGGTGTCCGGAGAACGTCTCTACAGGTATCTGGAAATGCTTCAGGACGCGGGGCTTATCAAGGGCGCGGAGCTTTATACCGACGTCACGGGCGAAATGCACCTGAGGAATGAGCGCCGGATTCAGATCACGCTGCAGGGGCTTGAATACTTGCAGGAGAACGCGATCATGAAGCGGATCTATAATGCCGCGAAGGGCATTGTAGACCTGATCCCGTGAGGAACGCCGTATGATCGACGAAAAACTGAAAGCCGCCATCGAGCGGGCGCTTGCCGCCGGATTCCGCGTCCAACTGAAACGCATGAAGGATGGGACAGTCAAGGCGCAGATCATCAAGGCGGAAGAGCTGAAAAAATAATACAGATACCGCAGCGCAATCGAGCGCGCGGAATGGCACGATGAGCCAACTACTGAGGTTTTCTTAGTAGTTGGCTCTTTTTGTTTTATCAAATCTTGACCGGCCCGAAGTCGCTAAACTACGGGGCAGCAGCGGACGCGACCCGCGAGAACAAAGCGAAGCTGTGAAGGAGAACCTATGAAGCGAGATTTTTTGGAAGGGCTGGGGCTTGATAAGGATACCGTCGACAAGATCCTTGACGAGAACAGCCGGGACATTGGACGGGAGAAGCAGAAAGCGGATCAGGCCAGAGAAGACCTGAATGCCGCCCGGCAGCAGCTGACCGACCGCGACAAGGACATCGAAGACCTGCGGAAGTCCAGCGGAGACGCTGAGAATTTCCGCAAGCAGCTCGAAGACCTTCAGGGCCGGTACACCAAGGAAACCGAAGATTACAAGGCGCAGCTGGCAAGCCGGGACTACGCCGACGCCATGAACCGCGCGATTACGGCCAAGGGCGTCAAGTTCTCTTCCAAAGCCGCCGAGAAAGCTTACCTTGCAGACCTCAAGGAGAAACACCTTGAACTGAAAGACGGCGAGCTGACCGGCTTCGACGAGTGGCACAAGGCTCAGCTCGAAGCAGATCCGACTGCGTTCCAGTCCGGCAAGCCTGCGCCCACATTTGTCAAGCCCGTCGGCCAGGGCGGCGCACCGGCGGCAAAGAGCAAGGGCGCAATGTACGCGCAGCAGTTCAACGCGCAGTTTGCGCAGACACCAAACAAGGAGTGATTTGAAAAATGTCTATCGTTGTAAACACAAAAGCAGAAGTCAGGCCGAATTTCCTCGAAAGCGAAGTCGGCCTCGTCCTGAAAACCCGTGAAATCCCCGCGTCGATGGGCGTGCAGGACGGCAAGTACAAGATCGTAAAGGCCGGTACGCCGTTCCCGTCCGACAACTCGAACGCCGTCGGCATCGTGTTTGAGGATATCGATGTGACGGACGGCAATATGCCCGGCTCCGTGATGGTCGCGGGCCGTGTGCTGGCAGACCGCCTGTCGCTGGCCTCCGCAGCAAAGACCGCGCTGTCCGGCAAGGGCTTCACATTTGTTGACGCGCCGGAGATCACGCGCGGCTATACCGTGACCTACGACAAAAACGACGGCAGCGGCACGCCGCCCGTCGACGAGAACGTCTACACAGAGGGCTCCTATGCCGACGTCTCGACCGAATATCCGCTGACCAAGAGCGGCAACACCCAGACCGGCTGGAGCACGTCTAAGGGCGGCGAAGCTGTTTCCAAGGTCGAAGTGACCGGCAATGTGACCCTGTACCCCGTGTGGACTACGGCCTAAAGAAGGAGGAAAAACACCATGCCTGACATTCTTGAACTGATTTCCGACGCTGACCGTCTGGATTTCTCGCAGAACATTTCCGTCGCACGCCCGGCGTACCTCGGCGACCGGCTGTTCCCGGACCAGAAGACCGAAAGCCTCAAGGCCGAGTACCTGCGCCTCGCAAACGGCGCACAGATCCCCACGATGGCGACCGTCCACGCCTTTGACACCGAGGCCGAGATCGCCACGCGCCCCGCGCTCGAAAAGACAGAGGTTGAGAAGCTGTTTATCAAGCGCAAGATCAACCAGTCCGAGCGGGTGCAGCTGCTCAACGAAAACGGCGTATATGCCGACAACGCAATCGTGAGCTATGTCTTCGACGATATGCGCCTGATGGCCGATGCGGTCAAGGTCAGAACCGAAGTTGCAAAGATGGAAGTCATCGCGACCGGCAAGATGACCATCAAGGAAAACAATCTCAACATGACCGTCGATTACGGCGTTCCGTCCGCAAACACCGGCTTCAAGATCGACTTCGGCGCAGATGCTGATATCGTCGGCCAGCTTCAGGCCATCGCGGATCAGGCGGCGGCCTCCGGCCACGCGCTGAGCGAAATGGTCGTCGGTACGAAGATCCTGCGCAAACTCGCGTCCAACAAGGGCATTCAGACCCTCGTATACGGTACGGTCGGCGCTGGTACATACGTCACCACCGAGAAGCTGCGCAGCCTCTTTACCGAGCTGTTCGGCTTCGGCCAGATCACGACCAACGACCAGCGCTATAAGGCGCAGGCCGCAAACGGCGCGGAAAAGACGCATCGATTCTTCCCGGAGGACAAGGTTGCGTTCCTGTCCAACGGCACGGCCAATTCCTTCGGCGTTGGCCTGTGGGGCGTGACGCCGGAAGAAAAGGGCTATGGCCCGTACACCGACAAGAGTGCGCAGCAGTATATCACCATTACCCAGTGGGAAACGCCAGACCCGAAGACCACCTGGACGAAGGCAAGCGGCCTGTTTATCCCGGTCGTGCCCGATCCTTACGGCCTGTTCATCGGCGCAGACGTAAGCAAGTAAAACCAAGCCTCCGCGCCCGCGTGGCGGGTGCGGAGGCTGACCGGAAGGAGGGCGCAGCATGATCTACGCCGATTATGAGTTTTACGCGACCGTGTACCGTGGGACGGCGCTGGACGAAGAGCAATTCTGCGGCCTCGCCCGCAAGGCGTCGGCTTATATCGATTACATCACCATGAGCCGCGCGCGCTCCGCCGCCGGGGATAAGCTCGAAGCAGTCCAGAACTGCGTCTGCGCGCTGGCCGAGCTGGAGCAGGACGCCGGGAAGCTGGACAGCCTCGTCTATACGACCGACAGGCCGGTATCGAGTGAGACGGTAGGCGGCTGGTCACGCAGCTTTGGCTCACGCAATCTGTCGCAGGCAGATATGCAGCGGACGGAGACGCGCCGCCGGGAGATCGTGCTGGCGTACCTCGGACCGACTGGATTACTCAAAGCAAGGGGGTATGGGCCGTGTCCATGTTCCCCCACACCGTAACCATCTACAACGTCTCGCAGGAGACAGACCCGGCGACATTCAAGGACGTGGAGAAAACCTACATCACCGTCCTGCGCGGCGTTCTGCTGGAAGCCTCCAAGGCGGCCAACGTCCGCCAGAGCGGGCTTGAGGGCGCGGATGCGGTGAATCTGTACATTCCGTTCTCTACGGTTGCTGTAGACGGCGTGACGGGCGCAGAAAAGCGCTACGTCGGCCCGCAAGAATTCTGGCGTGCAACTGATAAAAGCGGAATCTGGACGCTCTCCACGGACGGCAACGGCGGAACGACATTCTTTATCAAGGGTGAAGTCGTGGAGCCGGACAAGACCGAGCAGGCGCTTGAAATGCTCTATGACGACGTTTACAAGGTCACAAAGGTCGATATGAAGGACTTCGGAAGCCAGGACATGAGACACTTCGAAGTCGGAGGGGCCTAATATGCTGAAATTCAGCGTAAAGGCAGACGGCTTTGATGAATTGCATGAGGCAATCGCGCAGGCGTGTACCAAAGCGGAGCATATTGTCGCGCTTCAGGCAAGAAAGGACACAGCCCCGTATGTGCCATTCTTGACCGGTTCCCTCGACCGCAGAACACAGGTTGAAGGGAATGCGATCATCTATCCCGGCCCATACGCAAGGTTCCTGTACTACGGGAAAGTCATGGTAGACCCGGAGACCGGAAGCACCTACGCGCCGAAAGGCGGGACAAAGGTACTGACCGACAAAAATCTTGTGTTCAACACGTCAGGACACAATCAGGCGCAATCGCATTGGTTCGAGGCGTCAAAGGCTGAAAATCTTGATAAATGGCTTCGTGTAGCGGACAAGGCGGTGAAGAATGGACGCTGAAAAGCAAAAAAGGCTGGTATCTGCGGAGGAAGAACAGGATATCTCCCGAAAGATGATGATCTGGGCAAATTCCTTCTCGGACGACGACATACCGGCCGCAACGATTAATTATGAATTCCTCGCCGCCGACTCGGCGAGTATGGCCCTGTCCACCATTCAGGGCGCGTACATCACACGAAAATTCATCCTCGGAGGGCACGAGGCGGAATATCAATTCAAGATCATCGCCCGCATCAAGCCCGGAAACAGCAACGACAAGCGCCTGAAATGCGACGCCATGCTGAACCGCTTCGGGGATTGGGCCATGCAGAACCCGCCGGATTTGGGCGACGGGATGCGCGTCCGGCGCATGGAAGCTGTCAGCCGCTCGGCCCTGTTCGCCCGGTATGAGGACGGCACAGAGGATCATCAAATTCTAATGAAACTGACATATGAGGTGATTTAACTATGGCAGAAGTTACTTTTAATACCACGGCCGGTCAGACCATCGACCGGGAGCTGCTGATTGCATATCTGAACACCGGCGAGTCCTCAACGCCCGCCTGGGCGCCGTTCGGCACTCGCGTCACAGACTCCAGCATGGAGTATGACTGGCAGGAGGATTCCAGCAAGGATATCCTTGGAACGACCAGAACCACCATGAAGAAACCGATTATCACGCAGAGCTTTGACCCGTGCGACCTTGACGCGGGCGATGCGGCGTTGAAGAAGATCTGGGATCTGGCGGTCAAGCAGCAGAACGCAGCTGCGCTGGCGAATCAGGACGTGCTGATCGTCCATCATTATGCAGGAACGGCCAAGACGGCAGTCTTCGCGGAGCGCTACGACGCGTCTATGGTCAAGCCGTCCAGCCTCGGCGGCGAGGGCGGCGGCTCGGTAGGTATGCCCATCGACGTGACGCTCGGCGGCAAACGCACGACCGGCACGGCGGCGGTTGGCGCCAACGGGGCTATTACCTTCACGCCAGACGCAGCGTAAGGAGGAATCGCAATGCCTGAAATCAAATTTGAAACCGGTATCGTATCGTTCAAGCTGAACGACGCGGCGGAAGTCTCCTTCAACCCGACCGACAGCGCATTTGTCGAACAGATCTTCAACACCTTTGACGAGCTGGACAGGAAGCAGGAGGCGTATAAGGCCGAAGTCGACCACTGCGCGGACAAGAGGGAGATTTTCGCCATTGCCCGCCGCCGCGACGCGGAAATGCGGGACATGATCGACGGCCTGTTTGCCAAGCCTGTCTGCGCAGACCTGTTCGGCACTATGAACGTCTACGCGCTGGCCGACGGCCTGCCAGTATGGTGCAACCTCATGCTGGCCGTGATCGATCAGATCGACACGAGCTTCGCGGCAGAGCAGAAGAAGACCAACCCGAGGATTGCGAAATATACAGATAGATGGAAAACGCGCAGGCCCCCTGTTCGCGAAATATATTGATAGATGGGGAAAGTGATCTATTCCCTGCCGACCTCTGTTGAGGTCGACGGAACAGAATACGCGATCCAATCTGATTACCGCGCAATCCTCGATATCCTCGTAGCCCTGACAGACAGGGAACTGGACGAGCGGGATAAGGCGGAAGCGGCGCTGACCATCTTCTATCCCGACTTCGAAGAAATGCCCGTCAGCGACTATCAGGAAGCCCTGAACCAGTGCTTCCGCTTCATCGACCACGGGCAGGAGAATCGAGAGAAGAGAAAGCAGCCAGAGATCATGTCATGGGCGCAGGACTTTGATCTCTATATTGCGCCTATCAACCGAATCGCGGGCTGCGAGGTCAGGGCGCTGGAATACCTGCATTGGTATTCGTTTCTATCGTACTATCAAGAAATCGGAGATTGCCTGTATGCACAGGTGGTTTCTATCCGCGATAAAAAGGCCAGAGGGAAGAGCCTCGACAAACAGGAGAGGGATTTCTACCGGCGCAACCTGGATATCGTCGATCTGAAGACAACATACTCGGAGGCCGAAGCCGACCTGCTTGCCGTATGGGGAGTCGGGACAAAAAACAGCCGCCCCGGTTAAGGGGCGGCAGCAGGAAAAACTTATTTTTTATACTCGAAAACGATTTCGCTACCCCAGAAGCTTGGAGAGAATCGAATCTCGATCTCACTCCAATCCTGCGGCGCTTCATATCCGACGACACCTTTCATTTTCTTCCCGGCGGCAATCGTGCCGTCAAGCTGCGGCTCGTCGGAACTCATCATGGCGGTGAGGCTGAGGCTGGTTGTATAGCCATCAATGTAGCTTTCGAATGAAAGCATGGTGCTGGACGCAATATCGCGGGATGAATTGTTTTCGATCTCGAATTCGCACAGAACAAAGACCTTTCCATCATCCGGCGAGACGTAATTTTGGCCGGAATTCTCGGTAACACTGAGCAACGTGACCGCCACGCCGTCTAGAACGACCTGGTCCCCAACGCCAAATGTTTCAGGCCCGGAATCGGATTGCTGCGGCGGCTGCTGCGAAGAAGAAACTGAGGTTCCGACCTTTTCCGGCTTGGAGGACGATCCGCAGGAAGCAAAGGCCGCGCCAATAAAGACGAAAAGACAGAGGAATACGATTAAAGCCGTCAGGCAGCTGCTGGGGCGTTTCGCCTGCTTTTTGGTTTTTAGCCCGCCAACAACGTCAACGCGGTTCGAGGCGTTAATCTTGATGGTAAAAAACGCATTCTGTTGCCCTTCGGCAATGGTAAAGGATATGGTTTTATCCAGACGGCGATACCGGTAAAAAGAAAGTTCGTGCTGGCCCGGAGCGGCCACAGCTCGAAGTTCTTCACCGTTTTTCAGCGTGCCGACATCACAGCCATCCAATGCAACGCCGACGGTCAGGCCAGAACCGTAAAAAGAATTGTCCCGGCTGATTTGGATAATGCAATCACTCATATTTCTTCCCTCCTTACTTGGAAGATAACACAAATAATAACAAAAATCAACCGAAAAGGTGGTGAAAATATGGCAGATGGGAAAATTGTGGTCACCGTCGACGCGGACGCAAAAAAGGCGCAGAAGGAGCTTGATACGCTGTCCGCGAAAATCGACAAGATGGAAGCGAAGCTGAACGAGGACACCGGAACGCAGAGCGGGATAAAAAAGGAACTCGACGCAGCGCTTCAGGCCGCAAAGCAGACGGAAGACGCGCTGAAATCGCTCCGCTCGGAGGCTGACCGCCTAAAGAACATCACGTCCGGAAGCGCTTCGGCTAATCCAGCGGAGTACATAGACGCTTATTCTCGACAGGCGGAGGTTGCTGCGCAGATCAAAGATCAGGAACAGCTGCTGGTGCAGCAAAACAAAACGGCGGAAAAGCTTGGGAGTCAATATGCAAAGATCACCGACAAGGTGATAAACCAGACTGCTGCGCTTGACGCTGCAAAGGCTAAAGCCGGAGAGCTGGTGCAGCAGATCACAAATGCCAGCGGAGCTTCGGCTAAAATGGCGGAGGTATCGGCAAGCGTCGAAAAAAGCATGGATAAGTTCGGACGCAGACTCGGAAACCTGTTTAAACGCGCACTGTTTTTTACTGTCATTTCCCGAGGCTTGTCGCAGCTGCGCAGCTGGCTTAGCCAGACGATCATGCAGAATGAGGCGGCACGCGCGTCTATTGCACGCCTGAAAGCAGCCCTTTTGACGCTTGCACAGCCGATTCTAGAAGTTGTGATCCCGGTTTTTGTGAAGCTGGTCAACATTCTGGCACAAGTCGTGACGGCAATCGCAAAGTTTTTCGGTATGCTGTCCGGGAAAAGCTGGAGCGCGCAGGTATCTGCCGCGAAGGGACTGAACGCCGAGAAAGAGGCGCTGGAGGGCGTAGGTTCTGCCGCAGAAGACGCAAGCAAAAGCATGGCGGGCTTTGATGAAATCAACCAGATCACCAGTAATCAGGCGTCCGGCGGCGGCGGGACAAGCGGAGCAGGCGCTTCGAGCGGGATCACGCCGGATTTCTCCAATCTGGATCTTGCCGAAGACAAACTGAACGACATTCTTGGCATTGTCGGGGCAATCGCCGCAGGGCTCCTTGCGTGGAAGATCGCCAGTATGTTTACCGACGACCTCGGCAAGATCGGCGGAATCGCGCTCGCTGCGGCTGGCGCGTTCGCGCTCGTCTATTTCTGGCTGGACGCATGGAACAACGGAATCGACATGACAAACTTCCTCGGTATGCTCGGCGGTCTTGCGGCGCTTGCGGGTGGACTCGCCCTTGCGTTTGGGCCGACCGCTGCGGCAATCGCTCTCGTGGTAGGTGGCCTTGCGATGTTAGTCGTCGGGATCAAAGATGTGATCGAAAACGGCTTTACGCTGGAAAACACACTGACAATCATCGCTGGACTGCTTGCCGCCGGTATCGGGATCAGCATCCTGACGGGTAGCTGGATTCCGCTGCTGATCGCCGCAATTGCATCGATCCTTGTTGCACTTGTCTCTTTTACAGGGCACGGCGAGGAGCTGATCAACGGACTGAAAGATGTTGTGTCCGGATTCGGAAAGTTTTTCAAGGGCATCTTTACCGGCGACATGAAACTTGCGTTAGAGGGTGCAAAGCAGATATGGAGCGGGCTGAAACAGACGTGGAACGCCGTCGTAAACTCCATCAGGGACGCATGGAGCGCGTTTGTCGATTGGTTAAAGCAAAAGAATCCGGCACTCGCCGCAATATTTGAGACAATTGGGAAAAAGTTTTCCGATCAGTACGAGGCGTGGAAAAAAATCCTGAAAGGCCTGATCACCTTCCTGACCGGCGTGTTCACCGGAGATTGGAAAAAAGCGTGGAACGGCGTCCTTGACATTCTGAAAGGCGTCTGGAATCTCGTAATCGGCACAATAGAGGGCGGAATTAACTTCATCATCGACGGCATTAACCTACTGCTTTCGGCACTGAATAAAATTCATTTCGAGATTCCGGATGGTGTACCGCTGGTTGGCGGGAAAACCATTGGAATCAACATTCCGCCAGTGTCGCGCGTCCAGCTCCCTCGTCTCGCCTCCGGCGCGGTCATCCCGCCGAACCGGGAATTCATGGCCGTCCTCGGCGACCAGAAGAGCGGGACGAACATCGAGACGCCGCTTTCCACGATGGTGCAGGCATTCAAACAGGCCATGAACGAAACCGGCGTAGCGGGAAGCAGACAGATGACGGTTATCTTCCAGCTTGACCGCCGGGAGCTTGGCCGCACGATCTATCAGCTGAACAACGAAGAGACGCAGCGCGTCGGCGTGAAGCTTGCGGGGGTGAAGACATGAGAAGCGCACTGAGCCTTGACGGCAAGGCGTATTTCAATCTTCACGTCGTGAGCTGCAAGCGGTCGTTCTCCGTCCTAGACGGCGACAACGCCGGGCGCGTTATGACCGGCGCGATGACCCGTGATATTATCGGCACGTATTACAACTACAGCCTTGAAATTGATCCTGTATCGTCAGACCCGGAGGAATACGATGATTTTTATGAGAGCATTTCTGCCCCGGTCGACAGCCACGTGCTGACCGTCCCATATGCGCAGGGGACTATGACCTTTGACGCCTATGTAGCAAACGGCGACGATGAGCTCACCGGGAGCTACGACGGGCGCAATGATTGGGGCAATTTGACGATCAATTTTGTCGCTATGAAACCCAAGAGGACGCCGGTATGAGTGTACGCGTGATCTATGAGGACGTAGCGGTAGGCGCAGCAGCGGCGGCAAGCGTTGCAAGCACCGCTGCGAAGCCCTTCTCCGACCTTCCGGAACTGCCGTATGGCACAGAGTCGGTGATCGTCGCAACAAACGAGCTGAACCAGTGGGTGCTGGACGGCTCCCGCCCGATCCTCACGACCGAGCGGGCGGCCTTCTGGTCTGCCGAGCCGAGCAAAGCAGACTGCACCTTCGACGCAAACCCGACGCTGACCATCACGCTGGACGGCACGTTCGCAAGCTCCGGCATCTTCCTATACTTCGACGGCGGTATCGGCGATTATTGCAGCGCCCTGACCATGACTTGGTACAACGGCGAGACAACCGTCGCGTCGCAGGACTTCACGCCGGACGGCCAGAAGTATTTCTGCGCAAAGCCTGTCTCCGGATACAACAAACTCGTGATCGAGCTGAAAAAGACGAGCCTGCCGTACCGGTACGCGAAACTCAGACAGATCTTCTTCGGCATCGTCCGGGAATTCGAGCGGGAGGACCTGCGCAGCGTCAGCGTCACCGAGGGCGTCAGCGTGATTTCTGACGACGTGGAGATCAACACACTGGATTTCACGCTCGACAACTCGGATGATATAAACTTCATTTTTCAGGAGAAGCAGCCCGTAAGCGCCTACGACGGCGCAAAGCTGATCGGCGTCTTTTACATCAAGAGCTCGTCCCGGTCGAGCGACCGGCTATATGACATTTCTTGTCAGGATGCGCTCGGCATTCTGGACGACGAACCGTTTTCTGCATCGATCTACAACGAGAAAAACGCGAAAGAGCTGATAAGCTCGATCCTTGGCAGTCACTTCACGCTGGATTTCGACGCGACGCTGGAGGACGAGACTGTAACCGGCTATATACCGGACTGTACCAAGCGCGAGGCCTTGCAACAGATCGTTTTTGCGCTTCGCGCGACCATTGACACAAGCGCGTCGCGCGGCGTGCGCGTCCGGAGGCTCACAGCGGCCTCTCCTGCCACGATCCCACTTGACCGGACATACACGGGCGGCAGCGTTGAAACGGCGGCAGCGGTCACGGAGATCCGCGTGACGGCACACAACTATTCGACGTCCGGAAGCGGAGAGAGCGTGGAGGTCGGCGGTACGACCTACTATCACACGACGTCGGTCACGTCCAAGACCAATCCGAACGCCACCACGCAGACCAAGCCGAACGTCATCGAGGTGCGCGACGCTACGCTGGTCAACAGCGACAACGTTGCCGCCGTCGCGCAGCACGTCTTTGACTACTATATGCGCCGTCAGACGCACAGTGTCAAAATTATCGTGGACAAGGAAGCCCCGGGCGATTACGTGCAGACCACAACGCCGTGGGGCACGAAGATCACCGGCACGATCACCAGTATGGACATTCGCCTCAGCGGAATCGCGGCGGCAGAATGCAAGATTATCGGCACATAGAACGGAGGTGCGGCATTTGGTACAGGGAGATTCGTATAACCTTAGTGTTACCATCAAGAATAAAGGGCAGCCGCTGGACGTTGCAAGCGTTGAAAAGGTGGAAATTTCTCTGCTTTATCTGCAAAAGAGCTATCCGGGAGAGATCGGATACGAGGACGGAAAGTTTCTGTTTCCCCTCACCCAGCAGGAGACCTTTCGGCTCCCGAAGCTCTGCCAGATGCAGGTGCGCGTGAAATTCAAGAGCGGTGACGTGATTGGCTCGGAGATCAAGCAGATCGACGTTGCGCACGCGCTTTCAAAGGCGGTGTTGTGATGGGCGGCATTGAATTTGAACTCAAGAACCGCGACCCGATCGACGTTTCCTTTAACGTTTCCGTGCGTGCTGGCGGCGGCTCCGGCGGAGGATACAACATCGGCCCCGGCCTGAAGCTGGACGCGGAAACGAATACGCTCTCCGTCGATACGGCGGAGATCGTGGAGAAGGACAACACCAAGCCCGTAACGTCCGCCGCTGTGTTTGCGGAGGTCGGCAACATCAACGCGCTGCTCGCGACGATTTAAGGAGAGGATTTTATGAGCACACAGACTGAAATTACAAGATTGCAGACCGCGCGGAACAAGCTGCGCACATGGCTCGTCGGCCTCGGCCTCGCCGCGAGCACGGACAAGCTCGGCGCGCTGGCCGACAAGGCCGCCGCCATCAAGAATAACGGCGCGGTCGACGCGCAGGTCAAGGAGGGCGAGAGCTATACCGTCCCGAAGGGCTACCACGACGGCACAGGAACGGTCAAGGGCGTCGGAGGCGGCGGCAACTACCAGCTGCAAGCCAAGTCGGTAACGCCGACGAAGGAGCAGCAGGCCGTCACGCCCGATCAGGGCTATTACGGCCTGTCCGGTGTGACCGTCGGCGCGATCCCGGAAAACTATCAGGACGTCTCCGCCACGACCGCCGCGCCCGCTGACGTGCTGGCGAATAAAGTCTTTATCGATGCAGACGGCGTAACGCAGGCTGGCACCATGCCGGACAACGGCGCGGTCGAAAAGGTCCTGGACGCGACGGCCGGCAATCAGGAATACACCGTCCCGGCGGGCAAGCACTCCGGCGCGGGCAAGGTATCCGTCGTGCTGGAAACCAAGTCCGCCACGCCTGCCGAGGCCGCGCAGGACATTACGCCCACAAAGGGCAAAGTCCTCGGCAAGGTCAAGGTCGGCGCGATTCCGGACAAATACAAGGACGTTTCCGGCGTGACTGCCGGAGCCGCCGACGTGCTGGACGGCAAGTTTATCGTGCTGGCAGACGGCAGCAAAGTCGAGGGCACGATGGCAAACAACGGCGCGATTGCAAAGACCATCGACGGCCTCACGCAGACCAGCGTAGACATCCCCGCAGGCTATACCTCCGGCGGCACAGTCAGCCTGACGGACGACATCGAAAACGCCCTCGCCGCGATCTAAAGGAGGAACAGACATGAGCGTACAGACCGAGATCGACCGCATTATCACGGCAGTCGGCGCGGCGTATGACGCAGTGGAGGCCAAATGCGGCACAGCCCCTGCGGCACAGACCATCGAAGGGCTTGCCGCAGTAATCGGTACGATTCAGACCGGAATCGCTCTGCGGCTGATCGTAACAGTATCTGCCGGTGCGACGGTCACGGCGACGAACGGCTCAAAAACGATCAGAGGAACATCTGACAGCACCGGCGTTTGCACGCTTATCGTACCGGAAGCCGGAACATGGAGCGTGTCTGCTACGCTGGACGGGAAAACATCTGACACAAAATCCGTATCTATCACGGACAGCTACGCGGTGTCGCTTAATTTTGTATATCCGACACTGAATAACAATACTTGGGAAACAATAAAAAATATATCCGACGCGGGACAAGGCGCGAACTATTGGAGCATCGGGGACAGAAAAGCTGTAACACTAGATGGAACGGTAGGGGCCCTGACGCTCTCTAATTACACAACGTATGCTTTCATTATCGGATTCAACCATAATGCGAGCGTTGAGGGCGCAAACCGCATCCATTTCCAACTCGCAAAAACCGCCCTATCCGGAGGTACGGACGTTGCGCTATGCGACAGCTATTACAGCAGTTACAAAAATACCGGTGTCGGATTCGTCATGAATACCGGAAGCTCAAACTTGGGCGGTTGGGCATCGTCAAATATGCGAACAGGAACTTGCGGTACAAGCCTATCAAGCTACTCTAGTACGATCATTGCGGCCATCCCGGCAGCGCTCAGAGCCGTGCTGAAATCCGTGACGAAGTACACGGACAACACCGGCGGCGGAAATCCATCGGCGAACAACGTAACAGCGACGACGGATTACTTTTTCCTCCTCTCCGAGCTTGAGGTTTTCGGGAGTATTTCGAGGGCAAACCCGAACGAGGCGAGCAAGCAAGCGCAGTACGCCTATTATTCCGCCGGGAACAGCAAAATCAAGTACAAGCACAACGGAACGGCGGCAGCCGCTATTTGGTGGCTCCGTTCTCCGTCTACGATCTCCTCCAACGTTTTCGTGGATGTGACCACCGGCGGGACAGTCGACATCAACATCGCGTACTATTCCCTCGGCTTCGCGCCCGGCTTTTGCGTATGAGGGAAAAGCGCATGGAGTATATCGTGTATAAGCGGTTCCGTGGGCATGGCATCGATGGAGAATTTAATCTCCGGTACGGAACTGCGGTATCGGAGATCGAAGGATTCCTGTTTGCAGCGGACGGCAGGCGGATATGCGCTGTTTCCAGTGAAAACGGATGGGAGCATTTCAGGCAGAATACACCTGAGGGCGCGATGCGGCAGGAAATGCTTGAACGCCTCTATCGCTGGTATGAAAAAAACGGCTGCGGTGAAGACTTCACGGATGAAAAATGGCCGGGGCAGGAAAACGGGTATTGGAAAAATCGGCTGCGAACCGCAAGCACAAGTCGGCTGAAACAAATATACGCGGAAAAGATCGGAGGGGAAGCATGTATATCATAACAAGCGAAGGGGCGTTCGCCGGATACGCAGACAGAGTTATCCCAATCAAGCTGCATCTAAACGGATGCTATGTCCCGTGCGGGGAGAACGAAGCAGAGGGATTCTGCGCACAAAAGGCCGTCACGCGGACGGATGAGGAAGGAAACGAATACAGAACACTGACCGATACAGTGTACCGGACGAAGGGACACACAATGAAAGGAACGGAGCCGGTCGGAAGCTACGAGCAGCATGGCGCAGCCGTCCCGCTGACCGAGGCGGAAGCCGCGCTTGCAGAACTGGAGGCAGTCTATGACGCAGGATAAATTGGAAAAACTCAAAACCGCCATCAAGGACGGAAAGCTGGTGCAGGCCGCAGGCGGCATCAACAGCACCACCATCCAGTCGGACAAGCTGGGCTACGACTGGCGCAACATCTACGTCAACGACATTCTCGTCCGGCAGGAGTACATCGAGCAGACCGTGAAGTTCGGCACGGCGGACAATCCCATTGCGTGGGAGGCTGGGATGGCGCTCATCCAGAACGCCTACTACACGCACAACGGCGAGATCAAGGTCTGGATGGGCACGGCAGGCGCGACGGCAAAGTGGACGGATGCGGCCTTCGTGCCGATCTGATAACGCAGAAGGGAGAAACCATGGACACCAAAACCATCATCGTCACCCTCGTCACCGACCGGACGCAGGCGGACGTGGAGCGGGTGCGGGAGCTGGCGGCGAAGGGCTTTGCTGACATGACTGCCGACGAGCAGGCGGAATGGATGGCCGGGATGAAGGGCGCGTACAACGCTTCCGATCTGAACCGCGTAGGAACGGCCCTGAACTATCTGGCGGGCCGTCTCGGCTCGATCTGCGGGAAGAGCATTACGTGGACGGCAAAAACCGATTGGGCCGTCACGGACATTATAACGGCCTCGCAGGCAGAGACGTACCGGCAGCAGATACAGGACATCCGCGACGCGCTTGCGTATCCTGCCGGGACGCCGGACGCACCGCAGCTGGCGCGCCTGACCTACACCGGCGCGAATGACATCGAGCGCATCCTGAAACTCTGCGAAGAGCTAATCGTCAACGTTGCAAAATCTTTTCGCCACACCGGCGCGGCGGAGTGCGCCGCAGGAGGATTACTCACATGAAAGATAGGCAGCCAACACAGGTTTTATCGAACGGCGCGATCCGCTACGGCGTCTATAACGCCGACGGCACGCTCAACCACTACGAATACCTCAAGCGCGAGGACGCGCCCACCGTCGAGGGAACGCCTCTCAACAAGGCGAATCTCCTGTCCGATACCACTGCCGCGAAGATCTGGCCCGGCTCGAAGAAGCCGGACGACCCGACCGTGAACGACGCGCTCGGCAAGCTTTCGGAGGGTACGGCCAAAGTCGGCGACATCGCTATCACCGCCCGCACAGACCTCTCCGACGCATGGCTCCCGTGCGACGGGCGCACTGTATCGCAGGAACAGTATCCAAGCCTCTGCGCCGTCCTGCGGACGCCGGACAGCCCGGCGATTTGGACGGAAAAGACCGTATCAACAAACGTCGGAGCGGGCGGCGACGCGATCTCCTACGAAAACGGACATTGGTTCCGCACGTACCGGGACGCGACATCCGCGCACATTCTGGTGTCGGACGACGGCGAGACGTGGGTAGAATGGCCGATTCCGCAGAACTTCTGGACCGACTCGACCACACTTACTTCTCGAATTGTAGCAGCAAATGCTGTAAAGTACTACAATAATCAATATGTATGTAGCGTGTTAGTACTGTGCGCTACAACATCAGGCACAAAATACAGTTGGGGTGTCCTATTTGCAAGAGAGGTATTTAACGCATTTCAAATCGATTCCCCAGGAGTCTTCATCTGGTATGATTCAGATCAGATAAAAGACTTTACAGGTACGTGTGCAGACATATATTGGGATGGTCGCTACTTCTTTATAGTAGGTATGGAGGACGTTCCCTACGCCTCCATCGCCTTATTTCGATATACAGATCAGCTTACAGCTAAAACCAGACCAGCAACTAGCTCGGAAACATCGTGGACTGCTGGATCGCAACTCCCTGGGCATGCTCTGCGGAAGATTCTCGTTCCGGCAGCAGGCGATGGCATTTTTGTCGTAACTATACGTCCTTCCGGCTCTAATGTCGACAACTCATACGGGTGGCTTTCATACTTCCAAGGTGTTACAGCATCACGACTTGACAAAGACCTGAACACGCTTAAACCATCAGATTCTATTGAGTATGAAGCCTTTTTTGAGGTGAATAACGATGTATACCTATACTACACACTTGACAGGTCTGAATATTATCGCTGCAAGATAACGGTTGGAAGCACACTGGACGTATCGACGTCTAGGATAACTGAAGGCGATAGAATACAGTATGCGATAAGCTGCAGCGATCAGGTTGTAGGGGTGTACGATTCGACGGTTAAAGTAGCAGAAGATATAGAGCAAGGATGGGATTTTTCGGCCTCACTTCCTAAAGCCATTGGTAACTATCCTGTTGCAGCAGGCACCATCGTAAGACTGCCATATAAGTCTCAGGGCACGATTGTACAGGATGGTGTTCACGATTTTGCGTACGACAACAAGAAAATCCCTGTCATTACACCCGACAGTCGTAGTAAAGCATATATTAAAGCTCTGGAGGAATGAACCATGCGGGACAGAATCGGAACAAACGATCTTGCAAACGGAGCTGTCCGGTACGGGGTATATGACGCGGCGGGAAGCCTGCTGCGCTATGAATGGATCCGCCCGGAGGACGAGCCGCTGGAAGCTGGAACGCCGCTCACCGCAGAAAATCTGCTGACCGCGCAGGCCGCCGAAAAGATCTGGCGAGCGGGCGACGCACCGGCGAACCCGATGGTAAATGAGGCATTTGGGAAGCTGTCGGAGCCGAATTATCACGTCGGTGATATCCTCACGACCGTCCGCGTGCTCTCTGCCCCGTGGCACGCGTGCGATGGCTCAACCTTCGATCAGACTGCATACCCGGCCCTCTACGCAGCCCTCGGCGGCACGACGCTGCCGACGATCAGCTATTCCAGCGATACCACCACCTACATCAAAATGGCGGACGATTAGCCCGGCAAATAAAAGAGAAAGGTACAGAAAAATGGACACCAAAACCATCATCGTCACCCTCGTCTGCGCCGTGCTCGGCTCATCCGCGCTGACGGCGGTCGTCAATGCCGTCGTCAGCGCGATACAGAAAAAGCGCGGCAAGGCCACAACGCAGGAGGCGCACCTAGCCGAGATCGACAAAAAGCTCGGGAAAATGCAGGAGCATCAGGACGAGCAGTATCTGGCGATCCTCCGCCTCACGATCATGAGCGAGGAAATGCCCATGGGCGAGCGTCTGATCGCCGGGCAGAAATACGTCAACCTGGGCGGAAACGGCGACGTGAAGAAGTTTTTACACCAGCTGGAGGCGCAATGCGGGCATAGCGCAGCACAGTAGAGAAGGAGGCAGATATGCGGACAAAAGGCAAATGGAGCAAGGGTGAAATGGCGCGTACCATTGTCGTGTATTTGCTCCAGCTCATCACGACGGTAATTGTCTGGGCCTGCGCTCTGAAAACCGTCGCCGTCCTAATTGCAGTCATCCGCAGCCCGGAGTTCGGCGCGTCGGTCGACCTGTCCGACGTGCTCGGCTTTACCGGCTGGGCAACCATCACAGAGCTTGGCCTGCTTGCCTTCAAGCGGGTTTTTGCGAAGAAAAATGAACCAGTAGAATGAAAGGAGTACAAAATGAGCATTAACACCGATAGCAAATTTTTGAGCAAAGCAATCGATATGGTCGCGGACTACACGGATGAGCACCTCGACAAAACCAACAACCAGACGGATTATACGGTTTTTGTGGTGTGGTACTGCAAAACGCTGCAAAACTTCAAAGCGCTGCTGTCCACGACATTGCCGGATGGTATGTATTATGAGGTTACATACAACGGAGACAAAGACGAAATCTATCTCGATGCGTACAAAAAATTTGAGAATCGCGCAATCAAGGTGGAGGGCTGATCATGGAAAACATCAAAAAGCGGCTCGGAAATCTTCTGAGCGTCAAGTCCATCGTCACACTCGGCCTGACGATCATCTTTGCCGTCCTCGCCCTGCGCGGCGACATCACCGGCAAGGACTTCCTCACGATCTTCCTGACGGTCATCACGTTCTATTTCGGCACGCAGTCGCAGAAAGCGCAGGACGCGATTGATAACGTCACGAAGGAGGACGCGCAGAAATGAGTATCAAGATCGGACAGGCCAGTCTCGGCGAGACGGGCGGCCGCAACCAGCAGCCCGGCAACCAGACCGGGCGGGAGCTGAATATCTCCAACTGGTACAATGGCCGCTGGCTCGGCGTACTGCGCTACAAGAGCCGCAAAAAGGCCGAGCGGGCCGCGCAGACGTGCGAGGCGGCCATTAAGAACCGGAACATCGGCTACGACATGGACAACAGGAACACGGCGTATGAGGCCGCCAGAGCCGTCGGATGGGACGTGAGCAGGATCGCAAAGCCTGTGGAGACGGACTGCTCCGCGCTCATGATGCTCTGCGCCGTGGCCGCAGGCTGCGCGTCGGTCGAAGCGCTCTACCGTCGGCAGGGCAACAGCTGCACCACCTACTGTATGCTGCACGATTGGCCTGCGACGGGAGACTTCGAGCTGCTGACCGGCAGCAAGTATCTGACGACGGACGCCAATCTGCTGCGCGGCGACGTACTGGTAAGCTCGGGCCATACCGTGATGGCCCTCGAAGATGGAAAAAATGCAGAGGAGGAAACCGAAATGGTAGAAAAGAGCAAGATCATCGTGGACGGCAAGGAAATCACCGTCGAACGCATCCTGAAAAACGGCACGAACTACGTCAAGGTGCGCGATATCGCCGCTGCGCTGGATCTCGAAGTGAGCAACAAGGGCAATATCGCCGTGCTGAATCACAAGGAAAAGTAAGGAGGCGGGGCGTATGTCGCCGCAGGCGCGGGCCAAGCTGCCGCCAGAGCTGGGACACCTGACCCGCAAGGATATGGAGGCCGTAATCTATCAGGCCAATCTTGGCCGGGAAAATGAGAAGATCGCGCAGCTCTATTTTGTGGATAAGCTTCCCCAGGTAGACGTTGCAACAGAGCTGTTTCTGGGCCGCGCCACGGTACAGCGCCGCCTGCCGGAGATCATGCGGGAGATGCAGCGGACATCCAGCAAACTGTATAACTGAGATAAGCGCCGAGAAATCGGCGCTTATTTTTAAAAATTTTTGCATTTTCCTCTTGACTTTTGCGCCCAACGGGCGCATAATAAGACCATAAGATAAAACAAGGCGATAAGCCGGGAGGGAACAAAAATGTACGAAATGAACAGGGATATGATGGACACCATGATCCGCGACTGGCTGGCAGACAATGCAGAGGAGATGGCCGATCTGGTTGTCGATTACGACAGTATCCGGTACGACGATGATGAGGAAGAGTGGATCGCCGACGCGCATGACGACAGCACCAGCTACACGCTCAAGGCTTGCAGCGATGGTTTCATCCGCATCTGCTGATGATTGCGGCCAACGCAAGCAAGGAGGACGCGGGAATGAACGGCTACCAGCAGGCGATGACGCCGAAAATTGCAAAAATGAGGAGGAACCCACATGAAACTCACACCCGCAATCCGCGCTGCTCTCTACGCCGAAACCGGCGCATACGCTGACCGCGACGCCTATGTCTCCGATATGGCGCTGTCCAGCGTCTGGGGCGACGCCGAAGATGAAGAGATTCCGGCGGAGCGGCTGGCGCTCCTCGGCGGGATCTGGGACGGGAAGCACTGCACAATCCCGGAGTTGATCAAGAAATACAGGATGACGCAAGCTGGCTTTGCGCAGTATTTCAACGTTCCTCTGCGTACCGTGCAGCACTGGTGCCTCGGCGACCGCGCCTGCCCGCCGTATGTGGCCACAATGGCAGCCGAGATTTTAGCCTTAAACAATCAATAAAAAAGCAAGCGCCGGATGGGCTTCCGGCGCTTATTTTTTATAACTTTTTTCGTTTTCCTCTTGACTTTTGCGCCCATTGGGCGTATAATAAGACCATAAGATAAAGCAAGGCGAAAGCCGGAAAGAGGTACATCATGGAAACCAAGATCATCGACCGTTACGAACTCATCGCTTGCACTGCCATTGCCGTTAACTCTGGTTACATGGAAAGACAGCCTGCGATCCTCTGCCGCGATATGGACGCCTGCCTGGGCGACGCATTTTGCGTGTATTTCGATTATTCGCTGGACTACTTTGAATCTCCGGAAGATCTCTGCAATGCCGAATACCCGGAGTTCGACGACGACACGCTTGCTACTGTCCGCATCGACGGCCAGCCCATTAACGCTTATTTTTGGGGCGAGCTTGCGCCGCAGTTCGCCGAGATCGTCGACAGTTTGGATGATGATGCAGAGTGAACGGGAGAGGACGATTGAACGGCTATCAGCAAGCGATCCTCATGCTGCTCGGCGTTGATACCTGCGGCAAGTTCCTTGTGCGCTGCGTTGATCGGTGGTACATCGACGCGGTTGCCGAGCTTTTCCCAACCGCGCCATACCTCCAGCACCGCGCAGACGGAAAGAAAGACTTTTGGGTTGTGAAATCCGCGAAGGTGCATCTTCTCCCGTCCCTCGCCGACGTGACGGATTGGCAGGGATTTTGCCGCGGTGTGGTGGAGCTGCAAGCTTGCCTTGATTTCTGGCCGCACAAGGTACGTGGCAAGCCCATCAGGACACCACGGCTGCGGGTTTACGGGCAGCCTGAGCTTTTAGCGCAAGTATCCTTGCATTTTCCGGCAGGGCCGAAAAAGCTGCAATTTCGGCGCACGCAGACCGGCGAAACGTGCGTCCTGTACTATCAAAGCCCGGCAGAAGTCGCCGATATTCTCAATTCGCTGCACGGCGAACCTTGCAACCGCGAACTCTGGGCCCGCTGGGACGCGCTCATGCAACAAAACAAGCCCGTGGAATAACCGCGGGCTTAAATTTTGAACCAAATTGATACACAACTGAGGCACAAGAAGCCGCAAAAAAGCCCATACTGGACACACAAAGGAGTGTTCGGTATGGGCTTTTCTTATTTTAATCCAAACCCCGCCGGGCTGAAAGTCGGGGACTGCACTGTCCGAGCAATCGCAAAGGCAACAGGGAAGAGCTGGGACGAGGTGTATATCGGATTGTGCCTGCAAGGACTCATCATGGGAGATCTGCCGAGCGCAAACAGCGTATGGAGCGCTTACCTCCGGCAGCAGGGATTTACGCGGGACGTGATCCCGAACACGTGCCCGGACTGCTATACCGTCGCGGATTTCTGCGCAGATCATCCGCGCGGCGTGTATGTGCTGGCCTTATCAAGTCATGTGGTCTGCGCGGAGGACGGAAGCTATTTTGATACGTGGGACAGCGGCAACGAGATCCCGCTGTTTTACTGGGCAAAGGAGGATAAATGATGTTCGGACAACAGCCATACGTGTACCAGCAACCGATTTACAATCAGCCGCCCATGCCGCAGATGCAGGAGCCGCAGATGCAGATGCGTCCGCAGTATCAGCCCGCGCCGCAGATGCCGGCTTATCAGCCGCAGCCCCAGCAGCCGCAGAATCAGTCGATCATCTGGATCCCGAACGAGAAGGCCGCAAACGACTTTATTGTCGCGCCCAACAACGCAGTAACGCTTTGGGATATGAACGCGCCGGTCGTGTACGTCAAAAAGGCCGACGCAAGCGGAAAGCCGACCATGACAACGTATGATCTTGTGGAGCGCGCACAGGCCACGCCAGCGCCCGCAGCGCCGCGAAAAGACATGAGCGAAGAATATGTGACCCGCAGGGAGTTTGAGGAGCTTGTGGCGAAGCTGTCCGCCCCAAGCGTCAGGCCGCGAAAGATGAAGGAGGCGGACAATGAACCCACTGTTTAACGCCCTCGGCGGCGGACAGCTGCCCGGCCCGATGGGGCAGTTCCAGAACATGATACAGCAGTTCCGGCAATTCCAGAACAGCTTTCAGGGGGATCCAAAAGCAGAGGTCGAAAAGCTGGTACGAAGCGGGAAAATCTCGCAGCAGCAGTTGAATCAGCTGCAGCAGGTGGCGGGGCAATTCCGGCAGCTGCTGCAATAGTTCGGGAATTCCGAACAGTTGAACGATCAAAATCGTGGCCACGATTGAGATAAATCTTTTGAATCTACGAAAGGAATGAAAAATATGAGTTTGAATGACGGCGCCCCGACCATGACAATGCCCGTCGCGCCTACCGGCATGACAGGCGGCGGCTGGGGCGGCTTCGGCGGCGATAATGGCTGGTGGTTCATCATCCTGTTCCTTGCCATTTTCTGCGGCTGGGGCGGCAATGGAAACGGCTTCGGCAACAACGGCAGAAATTCCGGCGGCGTTGTAGACGGCTATGTGCTGGCCTCTGACTTCTCCAACATCGAGCGCAAAATCGACAGTGTAAATCAGGGACTTTGCGACGGATTTTACCAGCAGGCGCAGCTTGTCAACGGCACCAACATGGCGATGGCAAACGGCTTTGCTCAGGCCGAGCTTTCCCGCTGCAACCAGCAGGCCGCGCTTATGCAGCAGCTGAACAACATGGCGATGCAGGCACAGGAGTGCTGCTGCGAAAACCGCGCTGCAATCGCCCAGGTGCGCTATGATATGGCGACGCAGGCGTGCGACACCCGCAACACCGTGCAGAACACCACCCGCGACATCATCGACGCGATGAACTGCGGCTTCCGCAGCATCGACCAGCGTCTGACGGCGCAGGAGCTTGCGGCGAAGGACGCGAAGATCGCAGAGCAGAACCAGCAGCTTTTCGGCTACCAGCTGGCAGCATCGCAGGCGGCACAGAACAATTACCTTGTTTCCACGCTTCGCCCGAGTCCCAGCCCGGCCTATGTTGTCGCGAATCCGTACTGCTGCAACAGCGGCTACAACTACGGCTGCGGCAACTGCGCGTAACAACTCCACATCGTAGAGCTTTTTCGTGGCCTCACGAAAATGGTCGGCCCCATTGCCGATACTCGATAGCAACGCGGCGGGGCAATCGTCCCGCCGCTATTTTTAACCGCGTCGAATTCGGCGCTTTTAGAAAGGAATGATTTTATGGCTGAATTTACATCATCCGGGATTCAAACTGTCGCCGCTGGGCAGAACGTCCCTCTGATCTCCACGGCGGCTTGCGGAAAGCCGTGCATCGTACATCGAGAAGGAAGCGGGCTTGTTACGCTGCGCGGGCTTACGCAGCAATGCAAGGCGAAGTTCCGCGTATCCTTTGGCGCGAATATCGCCGTACCTACAGGCGGAACAGTAGGTGCCATTACCGCTGCGCTCGCAATCAACGGCGAACCTCTGAGCAGCGCCACAGCGACCGTAACCCCTGCGGCTGTTGAGAACTATTTCAACATCTTCGTTTCCACATTCGTGGAAGTCCCGCGCGGCTGCTGCCTGACTGTAGCGGCGAAGAACACCAGCGCGCAGGCGATCAGTTTCGCAAATAGCAATATGATCGTCGAGCGCGTATCGTGAAAGGAGGATGCAATATGTACGATCTGAGAAATCTCCGCGAAATGCTCTGCAAAGAGCTGGACGAAATCGCCGAGAAGCGCGAAATGTCTGCGGGCGACCTCGACGCGATCCAGAAACTTACCAGCTCCATCAAGAATACCTACAAGATCGAGATGGCTGAAGACAGCGGCTATTCCCGCGATGGCGAGTGGGAGGCGGATATGCGCGGTACTTACGGCCGGGGCAGCTCTTACCGTGGCCGCCGCCGTGACGCAATGGGACGCTATACCCGCGCCGATGCCCGCGAGCATATGCGCGCGCAGCTGGACGATATGATGCGCGACGCGGACGACGATAAAACCCGTGACGCGATCCGCCGCTGCATGGAGCAGATCGAGCGGGCATAAGGAGAGCGCAATATGTTGGATGCAGCCGAAATCCGGAAAGAGATTGCTCGCCTGGAATATGAGGAATCCGACTATAAGAATTACGCTAAGCTTGCGGATCTGTACGTGATCCGCAAGCAGATGCAGGAAGAGGAACGGGGCGACGGCGGCAAGTATGTGGGTTACTACTCCGGCGCTTCCGCCCCTGTGACCGCAGAACCGGCTACCGTGGGCGAGTACGGGGACAGTGAGTTTTTACTTGCGGTAGCCGGGAAAGACCCGGCAAGGGCTTGGGCGGTTGTTGATGAACTTATGGACACACTATCGCTTGTGAACCGAAAAGTCTATGATTCTATGCTTCGGAAAATAAAGTCCATGTAGCAAAAATAGGGGAGTCCCCTCGCATTGCGCTGAATTTGTAGCATACAATGTAGCATACGGGAAATAATTTTATGTTACAGAGCGTGTCATAACGTTATTTTTTGCTTTTTGAAAATACGCAGAAAATAGGGTGAAAATCATAAAAAAGTACCGATTTTAGCTTTAAAACAGCTAAAATCGGTACTTTGGCGCGGAAGGAGAGATTTGAACTCTCGCGCGCTTTTTAGACGCCTACTCCCTTAGCAGGGGAG